CGCGTCTTCTTCAAGACAAATTGCACAAAACAACAGTGTAGTAACAGAAAACTTATCTTTTAATCCAGCAAGTATTGGGGCACCCAAAACAGATAAGATAGATGAGGCTTTGGGTTCAGCCCCTCCTCCCAGCGCCCTTCGAACATTAACTACCTCTCCAAACATTTTATATCGGTATCAATGGAACTTACCTCCACACCAATGGAGTATGCCTATTGAACCGTCGGCTATGGTGGGCGATACCGTAGTTAACCAAAAAGCTCGACAGTTAAACATTGGCGTAGCCGATAGATATAGACGTGGAAGAATTTATTGGTATGCCCGACCTGGTAATACATACGCTACTTCAACTGGTAATAATAATGGAACCGATAAAAAAGACCCTAGATATGGGTTTCAATTTATGTGGAATCCAGACACAATTACCACTTCAGTTGCTGTAAACCTTGATATTACTCCTACGTTTGCTGACAAATTTGTTGACGTTGCTGGAGCGTTTCCTAGTGGTGAAGCCCTTGCATTTACAGTTCGTCTAGATCGAACTAATGACTTTGCTTGTATTCAAGGTATTACTTCTGGTGCTGCAGCCCCAAGTGAGGACGAAGTTGCTGCAAAGTTTGCAGATAAACAATATTATGATTTAGCTGGAACATTTGACACTACGGGTTCTTACCAAGACTATTTTAAAAATAAAATAAAAGAACTTAAAAAACTTGGAACTATAGCCGATGTTGAATACCTATACAAAGCTATTAACGGCCCTGGTTGGGTAAACCAAGCTACTGGGCGTGATAGTTCTGATATTGGTTTCTTAAGCCCTACTCTTCTTCGTGTAGATATTGGGCCTTTAAGTTACTTAGGTTATGTGAATAACATCTCGGTAAACCATATAGCTTTTAGTAGAAGCATGGTTCCAATTAGAACTGATGTATCCCTTCAGTTCAACTTAATGGCTACTGCAGGATTGGCGACAAGATAATGGCTATTGTATCAGGCTCTAGGTATGAAAACTCAATTGTTGATTACTTTAAAAAAGACGAAAATGGTAATACTTACCCTATTGTTTTTTATTCTTTTGACTCTTTAACTAATATATCGTTTAGTCTTCACACCCTTGTTGAAGGAGAAACTTTACAAGGGCTATCAAATAAATACTATAACCGACCAGATTTATGGTGGGCTATTGCTGAATACAATCCTGAAGTAACCGACTTTATTAACATACCCGCAGGAACTGAGTTAAGAATACCTAATGCTTAATTACGTTACAATTGAATTTCCGTTGGCAGAAACTCCGCCTCAACGGCTACTCTCGTTTACTCTGACCCAAGAACGTTACGCACATGAAGTGGCGGTTGTTAGATTTAGGGACTGGAACGTAAAGTACGCTAACATCAGACCAGGTGAGCCAGTTCGTTGTGTAATTAAAGGCCGAGAAGAACTTCGGGAGTTTGTGGGATACATCCACGACATCAACCCTGAAATAACTCCTGGAAAAGCATTTGTAAAAATGACTTTAATTGGGGCGTCTTACAAATTAAAACAGGCTAGGCAACGAGTATTTACTAATGTAACGGCCTCTCAAGTAGTAGAGCAAATAGCACAAGAGTATTCCTTGCAAGCTATTGTAGAACCGCACCCCAGAGTCTATGAGCAAATTGTGCAAGCGGGTCAGACCGAACTTCAATTAATAACTAGATTAGCTAAACAGTGTGGGTATACGTTCCGTATCCAAAACACCTCAGTGTTTTTTCAGGGGTTAACTAGCGAGTACACATATCAAAGAAGAAACGCTAAATCTTTTACTATGCGAGAGGCTAACGACCCAGCGGGCTCTACGCTATACTCTTTTAATCTAACTCTTGGTGAATCCGTACGTTACGTAGATGCGTATAAATCTGCAACTCAAATTGGTGGCGTTGATCCAAAAAATATTAATTTAAATTTAGTAACAGATGATAGGTTAGATACTTTAAGAGAAACATCTAGAACTGAATTATTTGATAGTTATTCCGTAGACACCGTAGCTCCTGGATATGATGCTGCATACTATGAAGCTGTTGGAGTCAACCAAAGAAACCGTTTTCCTTACAGGGCTAAGATTGAAGTCCTAGGAACTCCTACGTTAGGGCCTGACAAACCTATTTACTTAAGTGGTATTGGCAAAGACTACACTGGTTATTGGATAGTTTTATCAGCTAAGCACTACATAGTTGAAACTAGCCCTAATATATTAAGGTATACAACTATTCTAGAAGTTGGGTCTGACTCAATTGGAGCCGCTTCTGTTTGGTCTGATGGACTTGTAGAAGCGCCAAACACTACCCCAGAAAGAATTTTAGTTTCTGGGGTAAAAAATGTTTCAATAAATTCAAAGTCTGTGCTAATAACAGGATCACAAGCAACAGCTAACGATGGGTTTACTCTTGTAACAAATGCGGCTTTGCCAAATATTGCAGTAAACAATAAAGCAACAACATGGAGAGCAAAACTCCCTAAGTCAGAGGCAACTACTGCAAGTGACACAAGAGTACGCTCTAAAGCAGCGGCTAACAGGTTGGAGTCTCGCGGTGTTATCTAATCTACTTGCTAGTGATCTTGCCGATAAAAGGTTTTATGGGATTTACCGTGGCATTGTTGTTGATAAAAATGACCCAGAAAGTGCAAACCGCATTAAAGTGCAAATTCCGCAAATTTTAGGTAGTGCGGTCACAGGTTGGTCCTACCCTATTATTAGCACTTCTCCAGGCAATCCTGGAACAGGAGTCTGGATAATGTTTGAGGGCGGAGACCCTAATTTTCCATTATGGCTAGGAGCGTTCTAAAATGAAAAAAACAATACTAGATAATTCTTATATTATTGACCTTCCCTTTGATTTATCAACTAAAGGAAGGGTTAATTCTATTGTTGATAATTCTCCAAAAGTTTGGAGAAACAAGCTTTTAGCCCTGTTATCAACGGGAATTAATGAGCGAGTTTGGTATTATATTTATGGAGCTAACTTAAACAGTCTAATATTTGAAACCAGTTCTCAAGTTGTGGAAGATGCAAGAGTAGCTATTTCTCAACTATTTATATCCTGGTTACCTGACCTAGAACTATCTGAAGTTGCTGTTGAAATTGATTCAAACAATGCGGCAGTTACTTTTACTATAATTTATTTACTTCCCTCTGGGGATACAGATTCTGTTAAAATATCAACATCTTCCCTCAATAATGCGGGTGAAACGTTAGAGGTGCTTTAAGTGGCTGACAATTTATACTTACCACAGGTAGACTACACATCTAGGGATTACGCGTCTTTAAGTAAGGACCTAAAGGCCCTTATTCCAAACTTTGCTCCTCAGTGGACTTCCCGTGACTCTGGGGACTTTGGCATTGTGTTGCTTGAGTTGTTTGCTTATCTTGGTGACCTTCTTAATTATCAAATTGATAGAGCAGCTAATGAATCATTTATTTCTACTGCTACCCAAAGAGAAACAGTTCTTAACTTAGCTAAATTATTAAATTATGTTCCAAATGATATCAATGCTGCAACTGGCACAGTAACGTTTAGTAACTCTGGGGCTGTTGAAAAAGACATTGTTGCTGGAACTGAAGTTTCTACAACAGCTGATGGTATTAATCCAGCTGTAATTTTTACAGTTGACTCTACAGTAACCGTGCCACCACAAGTTGGTGTTGTTGATGGTACAAAAACTGCCACGGTAACTCAAGGCAAAGTTGTAACCGAAACTGCAGGCACTTCTAATGGAACTCCTAACCAAGAATTTCCTTTATCAAACACTGGAGTTATAACTGGATCGGGCATAACCGTTACTGTTGGTGGAATTAATTACAGTAAAATTAATTTTATTATTGACGCAAATAGCACAGATGCTGTTTACTACACTTACACCGATGGCGCTGGAATTACATATGTAGTGTTTGGTGATGGTGTATCAGGGCGTATTCCACCAAACAGTTCTTCAATTTCAGTGACTTACAGATATTCATCTACACCAGGCTCTGCTGGAAATGTGGCTGCTAGCTCAGTAAAAAATGTAAACGAATTTGGAATCTCTGTAACTAACGCACTTGGTTTTTCTGGGGGAACTGACGCTGAGTCTACTGACTCTGTTAGAGTAAATGCTCCGCTTTCTTTAAGAGCTTTAGATAGAGCAGTGTCTTTAAAAGACTACGCAAGCCTTGCCGTACAGTTTAACGGCGTAGAAAAAGCAAATGCTATGGCAACAAATTTAGCCTCTATTGTTTTATTTATTGCCGCTTCTGGTGGTAGGTTAACTACAACTGCGTTTAAGAAAACTGTATCTGACTACTTTGTTGATAAGATTCCGCCTGGAACAACTGTGTCTATTCAAGACTTTACCGCGGTTTACCCATACCTAACAGTTACCGTTCATGTCCGTAGTCAATATAACGCGGCTCTTGTAGGCGCTGCTGTAGCGGAGGCCTTAGAAACTCTATTAAACTTTGCAAATGTTACTTTTAATGATTTAATTACTTTAGGTGACATTTACGCAACTTGTAATGCCGTAGACGGTGTTGAGTATGTAATTATAAATAATTTTGAAAAGTTTATTAGCAACCCAAGTAGTGGTTCAGGTATCTACAGCCAAACTGCAACTCTAGAAACTAACGCTACTACAGGATCAACCGTGTTGATAGTAGATAGTACGTCTGGGCTATGGTCATCGGGAGCAACTAAGCCAAGAATAATTTCTCCAACGGCTTTTAATAACGCCACCATATCTAGCTTAGCTGGAACCAGTGCTAATATTACAGCAGTTTCTTATACTTCAGCAGGAACGGTAATTACCTACACGGCAAGCAACACGTTTGTTCCTGGGCAAACGGT